CGGAAACGAACATTACAACACGATGTCTGATCTCGGGGATGAGGAATACTACCCAGGTGGAGGGTTCATTTACGAAACTCCCTTGCGCATAGGCCAGGTGATTGTGAATAGCTCACATGATTACATACTCAATCTCCGTGTTATCCATGCCGAGCTGCATGAGCTTGGGTTTGATGACGACGAGATTGAGCTCTTTGATGAAGACTGCGGGCCTATGGGAGATGTGGACGGAGCTGCAGGCACTGTGCAGTATATCAACATGCAGGCTGCAGCAAACACAGAGGCGGACCTGCAGCACATAAAGCAGAGGTTCATGGACTCTGGCCTTGGATCCCATCAGGGTAATCTTGAGATAGGTGACACCACAGATGCCATTGCGAGTCTAGCTGCTAAATTCAGTCTTGACGACCTTGCAGCCAGACGTGGAGTCGATAGGTTGGTGATTGAGGAATACCCAGCTCCAGCCGTGCAGGCTGTCGCTATAGAGTCAGGGCTGATGCCTCCACGCCCACCTCTGGTCCAGAACCACGAAGGGCCGGTGATTGGCATCTTGATACAGAAATACCGTTCACATACACCTTTCCGTCTGCGCTCAGGCCGGAAGTGGGGCCCTCTGTTGGATGAATTCCTGCCTGAAGGTGCTGTGCTGGGTCCTGAGGACCATTTTGAAGACGATGACTTTGTGAGAATGTCAGACGCTGTCTTGGAGTCCACAACATCATCAACCTTGCCAAGCCTGTATGCCGATGAGGATGTGTCAGCACGATCTAATAGTCGGCCCAAGGGTGGGCTGGTGATGGCTGTGATGCAAAATGGTGAGATGCATAATATAGGAAGCCACAACTATATACTTAATTCTGACATCATGATACCTATTGATGTTGGACCTGCACATAAGGCCCTATCTGAACTCTTTGCAGCTGTAGCTGGGGAAGGTCTGTCCTGTGCAACGGGCAGTCATGTCCTGCACCAGATGGTATCTGCCGTACTTGCAGCTGCGATAGGAAAAGCCATGCCTCGTGCAATAGTGGAAGTAGAGATTGGAAATGATGATCTGCGTGTCAACTCCTTCTTTGGAAGCCTGGATTACCTGTCTTTTGATGTCACAACCACTGCTGGCATCTGGTATAAATTTAAGGGAAAACGCACAGTTGTGGCTCTGAGCAAGTATGATTTAGGATACATTCTCCTTCATTCGACAACAGGTGCAGTGAAGGAAGCCTTTGCATGCGGGATAGCTTGCGCACTGGCTGTGGAGCACCAATCATGGTATGGGCAGCCTGACCTCAAGACCCTGTCAGATGATCTAAGGATACAGTACCAGATCTCAAACATCGTAGATAGGATGTCTCAGCGCACAGTATCAAAACTCTCAGAACTGGCTTACCATGCTGTTATAGCTGAAAGTATCTCGGATGCCATGGATATCGATCCGTTTGCCGAAGGCACTAGCTACAGAGTCAAGGCTGATATCCTCATCGATGCTATCGAAGGTCTTGAGAAGCATGCCTGGTATGCTTTCCCCCCCTTGCCACTTACAGACATAACTGGCATGCCTTCGGAGCCCGTGTCGTTGTCTGTGGGTGATCTGGACATAATTATGCCCTCCAAGGCTATGGGACCAGAGATGTTGGCAGGTAGAATCATGTCTGGGAACACTGATGCACTGATGAAGAACTTTCCTGCTGATGGTAGGTACAGCTACGAGGAGGTCGCATCCACATGCCGGTACCTACAGAGCCATCTTCTCAGAGTGGGGGGTCTGGCGCATCGTGGTCCGCTGCATGAACATAATGAGAGCTTCCCAGAGGCAGACCTGTGGGAGCTTGCCTCAGAAACTTACGGCCAGAGTTCAATCGCCCAGTTCGCTGAAATACGCGCAGATCTTGTGCGGCATGTGGACCAGAACCCTCCAGGCCATCCTGACATGTGGAATCCTTGCCTGATCTATAAGGCGAAGGTGCTTGCATACTATAGGATAAGGGACCCGATTACAGATGCGAGGGGGTACAGGATAGACTGGTTTGCACTATCAACTTTTGATGTTGCTGGGGGTGTGAACATCAGCCCCAAGGACGATGTGCCAGTATATCTATGGCCTAGGCAGAGGATGAGGTCCCAGGAAATGGAGCTCGCAGGTATGCTGCCAAGACGTTTGAAACTCACGCTGTATTCCATGCTAGGTACATCTAGAGCAACAGGTGCTGATTACGGTTCTGTGGTCATGGCATGGCAGAAGCTAGCACTGACTGCTGTGGCCTCAACATGGGCGTCAGGTGCCAACTTCATTACCTGCAGGCATCTGTCATCTTGCTTGAGTGCACCGGCCCCCCCCTTCCATAGTATGGCCAAAAAGTTTAAAGGCCCAAAGACAGTCGCGTGTATTGTATACTTCGAGTCTCTTCTAAAGGCTCTTAGGCAGTGGGACGAGAGAGATAAGTATAAGGCGCGATGCGCTATTCTAGACCTCCCGCGTGCATTTTCACAGCTTGAGGCATACTGGCAAGTCTGGGTGCCTACTGATCTTGCTGACGTAGAGAAACATTTCACCGACTGTGTCATAGCGCTGCATTCAGAAGCCACGGATATGGAAGATACGTATCACACGCGTGTAAATGATCTCCAAATGCAGTATGATCTGATCACGAGATCTGTGATCACCTATCAAGACATACGTGAGTCGGTCCGGACATCATGCACGTTAGAGACGGGGGGTAAGTTTGGCTGGTCAGTTTTCGGATCCATGGCATCTGCGTATGCTCTCACGCTTGAAGGCTCACCAAAGAACTTTGATAGGTCCTTCTCAAAGGGCGGGAAGGCGCGAAACCTAGTCTCACACCTTACTGTAAGGCACTCAGGACGTATTAATAGAAGAGGTGAGCTTGAGAAGGGAACTGTGGCCGAAATGATCATTAAGGAAGGCGTGGATGATTACCTCTCTCTGCTGAGGCCAACAGCGCGTTTCTACTATGGTGACCGGCCCTACTTTATGAATCATCCAAAAAATGGTGAACTCAAAGACAGGGAAATATCGATCACCAACCCTGATGCTAGGATTATGCTCAATGATGCAGAGTTCATTTGTGGGGAATATGGGCGCACAACCAAAATAGACATGCTTAAGAGGCCAGACAAAGACGCCTTTTTCTACAAGATAAGTACAGATGCTCTCCTTTCTGGTGGCGTGATCCAGGCATCTGACGCTTCACGGTTCGCTGCCATGATGTCAAACATTGCTGTCGGTATTACATGTAAGACTCTTGCATCCATTGGAGGTAGCGCCCATCTCGCATCATCTGCTGCAGTCTACACACGTCTAGCTTCCCGGAAAATGGTGTTGGACACTAGCGTCCTGCGTGAAATCGATAAGCGGCTTGGTCAGGAAAGAGATGCCAAAGAAATAGCGACTCTGCAAAGAGTCCGTTCGTGGATCAGCAAGATGCCCAAAATAGGGACCCATGGTGCCGACAAACTGGTCTGGTACTGTACAGCAGCACACACAGGCCAGGGCATGTCGCACGTAGGGATGAGCATCGAGCACGGAGGAGCACTGCTCATATCCATAACCGCTGCGAAACATGCCCAGATCATCATCGCAGGGAGGAGGGCACATGTGAATGGCGTGCCATTAGTTACTTCTGATGATTCCACCATTGTGTCTGGGATGGAAAACTGTGAGGAGAACGACATATTTGGCAGACATGAACGCCAGAGAGCGTGTCATATGTTCCTAAAGGTACAGCGTGCATGCAGGCAGATCGCGCTTCGATCCGTAAGTGTGGTGCCAAATGACTCTAAGGAGAAGGCATCTGGCACCGCAGGAGAGTTCAATTCCCAGGATAATGGCATCGGAGTATCATGCCCCATTCTCGGTTTTAGAGAAATGATCTGCCAGATGGTGAGGCCAAGCTCATCATCACTAGTGACAGACTATCTCGATGCTCACGCATATGGCAGAATGGTTGCGATGAGTGGCATGGGCCTGGCTGTGGGATGTATGGGACAAAGACTCAAGATTGATGCACTGGAGCAGAGGTGGAAACTGCGCGGTCCTGAGATCAAGTGCCTGGAAGACTCTGGCCTCTTCCCAGATCAGCTGCTCCATGGTGCTGAGCTTACAGGCATAATTACCAGTGCCACGTCGCTGCTTCCACACCACCTGAGAGCATCTCTGATGCAGGCTGCATATCTTTACCATTCAGAGAAAGAGAACGTGAATCTCAACACCAGAGACATGGCCTTCACTGTCCTGACGCATGTACAAGTGTCAATGAAAAGCCAGCATAAGAGGGCTATCAGAATTCTGCTGTCCCGGATAGAGAGCCTGCGGGCCACAGGTATGGAGAACCAAGCCCTGATGCTTGAGCAGAGTCTATCAGATACTGTTGCCTCTGCTAGGAGCCGAAATGCTGGCCGCATCGCTCAGAGGGTCCGGACGCGTTACGTGACCCCAGGGCCATGCCTCGGACAAGTTTTCTCAAAAGCCCCAATATTGGAGACAACACTTTCTTGGATTGACTATGTGTCATCCCGCCTCAGGACGATAATTCCGTCTCCAGAAATCAAAGAACTCAGTTCCACATATGGCGTCCAGGTAGTGGCCATCAAACCATCACGCCTGCGGTTCCCTGAGCCATCAACACGGACCAGGTGCAAGCGTACGCATGCCAGGAAGCCCGTGTTCATTTTAGACTGCTACGGGCACACTCCTTTTGGCAGGCATGTTATAAGCAGGTCTGGTGCGACTGTGATAGCATCATATGGTCCGGAAGAAAGACGTAAAATGACACTATATACAGCTACCCGCGCATACAGGTTGATCCCGGAACATACTGTCTATGGTGGTCGCCTGGTACTCTCATGGTACCACCAGACGTCTTGTGTCTTGGCAACTGTTGCAGCAGCTGAGCACGTCAGCATGGAGTACTCAACTGAGGAATACTGGGGATCAATGGACGACATATCCCTCCAATATCTCCGGGAGACAGAACAGGAATATGATGACATGCCCGTGCTCGCGCTGAACTATGCTTCTGGCGGGAGGGCCCATTTCCATGCTATATGGAAAGGTAGGGACTACTCTTGCTCAATGGATTTTGATCCTGAGACACACGCGCGGTACACACGGTACTTTGGCACAGCTCGGGGGGGTATCAAGGTCATCATGGCACTGCAGGGCTGGACCCGTGAGAAAACATGGTATGGTGCTGGACCCACTGCTGAAGAGATAACATCCTTTCAGAATGAGCCCCCCGCTACATACCCGAACAGCGATGTAGAGCGTGCCTGGCTTAAAGTTGAAAAAAACACCTTCACACGGGTGCCTATGGCTGCTGCTGTTGATGACAGGGGTCCTGAGAAAATACTGTACATGGTTGATCCCAAAATTACTAGGCGGTGTCCCCAGCGGTGGCTGCCACACACAAGAGCCAAGTTCCTTGCATGTATGGCTACTGGAGGCTACTGGTATAGTTCTATCAGTGGGGTCTGTGTCAGAGCCTACATGAAGGGGCATTATGGCAATGAAACCACCTGGTCTGGGCCTGTACTTGGATGGAGGCTCTCCAAGATGCCGGAACCAGAATACCATTGGCATCCTCCCGATCATGGTACTGTTCAAACGTTAACAATGGTTGGCGGCATCGACAATGACACAGACATCTCTGTGCTCAATCCCAAGGAGTATGCAGATACCCACTGCTATCTCGACCGTGCTGGCATGCATGTAATCTCTGAGGTCCACGTCCTAACAGAAGGGAAGAAGAATCTCGATCTGATACGCATGGCCAATGGGGGTGACCTCCTGTTCAACGCATCACAAGGCAAAGCGCTATTCATTGACTGTGCGCTCCCTGTCCTTGGTCCCATTGACGTAACGCAGGATCGTGATAGCTGCTTAGATGAGCTTTGGAGGCTTACGCATGAGACAGAGTTCTCCGCGTATGATCTCTAAAGGTAGTGACATAGTGCAT